TAGAATGAATTTACAGGCGTTGCTTTAAAACCATCTAAAATTAAAAGACTGTACGGTATTGATGAGCGCACTTTAAGAACCATGCGAGAAAATCCAAAAGCCAATAAAGGTGATGTTCCAGAATATTTTATAGTTTGTAATAGACCTCATTATCCTGCGGATAAATTTGAAATGTGGTTACAAAGACAAAAAAAGAGAACAAACAAAAGTGCCAATACTGCCATATCAGCCGTTAAAGACAAAAGAGCCTTTGCGGACAAATCATAGTCAAGTCTGACAACTTCTATAGACATCTTAGACTAGCAGTTTATATCTCGTGTTATGACAAACACGAATATAATTTCAGAAAATAAAATTTTAGATCCACTTGCGGAAATTCAAAATCAACTTCCAACTTTTGCTGCAAAATTAAAATTAACTCATCACTCACCAACTCAGACTTTAATGCCTGATGGTCCATACATTTATAAATATGTAATTTGCGATCAAGCTACTCGAAGATTATTTGAAGGCAACGCACAAATGGCTGCAGGAGTTTGTGTCAACAATGCTCTTCAATGGCACTATGCGGATATTTTATGGAAGTTAAATTCTGCAAATAAATTATCTCCTACTAATCATATAAAATTAAAAAAGGATTTTGCTATTAGAGCTGCAATAGATGAATTCAAAACGTACAAGCCTGTAAATGATAAAGATCAAGCAAAGAAAGATCATTATCTAAACACAATTCCTAGTACAATTGATAACGCTTTCCAAGCAATTGGAAAATTAGGTAAGGCTGGTCCTGTAACTTGCGAAAATCATGTAACAATTCCAGGTAATGTTTTTTCTCTCTTTCTTGACATTATCGGAAGAAGTGATTTTGAGTTTGGATCTTTAGTCAAGTCTTTTCCAACAGGCATTTCTTCTCCTATACCCCAGCCTGCTGGTTCCTTTCTCCTTGAACTAAAGACTTCATGGTCAAGACCAGGTAAAATAAAAAAAGATGGTACTTTGTCGTTTGTATCTTCTAAATGTCCAGCCTTGCCTTCTCAATCGCATTTAATTCAAGTTTCATTTTATGCTGCTGCTTACAATTATGAAATTCCAATTAAACTTCTTTATGTATCAGAACAAGACTTTGCAATCTTTGATGAAACAAATTGTCCATGGCTTACAGCTGAAGGATTAAAAAAGAATTTTAAATATATTTTAAATGTAGCAAAAAGAAGAGAACGTTTATTTACAAGATACCAAGATTTAAGTGTTGATGAAATTAAGAAAAATTTAATTGAAGATGTGGATCCGCAATTCGATCATCCGTTTCAATGGAACATTGGTCAAGAATTTGTCGAGCAAGCTAAGAGGTTGTGGAATGTATAATTATATTGGCTCATTAATTTTAGAAGATCGAAAGCTGCGTAAAAAGTTAAGACGACAAAGAATTTTATTAGCACTTACAATAACAACAACAACAGGAGGTTTAATTTTATGGCTGATAAATTAGTAAAAACCATTAGTGATTTTAAGAATTCATTGAATGGTCAAACCATATCTATTCACGGCAAAGATTATGCAACTGTTGCACATAGACTTGCTATAGCACGCAGAAATTTAGGCATTGAATTAGATATAACAACAAAAATAATTCATTTGGATAACGAAAAAGCTGTTGTCCAGGCGGATATATTCCTTGAAGGAAAGCACGTTAGTACAGGACTTGCAGAAGAATTTAGATCTGCATCCAGAATTAACCAAACAAGTGCGCTTGAAAATGCAGAAACTTCTGCAGTAGGTCGTGCGCTTGCATTTCTTGGAATAATAAACGATCAGATTGCTTCTGCTGAAGAAGTTAGTCTGGCAATCGAACAGCAAGATAAACAACTACAAAAGGCTTTAACAGAGCTTGAAGTAATTAGTCATCTTGGAGCCTACAAAGCATGGCTGTCAACTTACAAACCAGCTTTCGAAAAATTGAAAGTGCATAATCCATTATCTTACAAAAGATTTATGGAAAAATTTACAGTCGTGAAAACTAACCTAACAAACAAAGGAGTTAACCTTAATGGTTGATACTAAAAAAAAGAATTTAGGAATTGCTGTTCCTAAATCTGATAAAAAAAATGCAAACAGTTATGATCTCTCTGGATCAATAGATATTGCTGGAGTGAAATATAGATTTGGTGCTTATAAATCGATTGCTAATGGCGAAGGTAAAATGCCAAAAGGATCTGAATATTATTGGTTCCACAGAGTTGAGCTTGCTGATGCTGCAGGAAACACAATGACTGCGCAAACATCTTTTAACCCAGATGAATTGGAGAAGATGTAATGGATCCAGATAAGTTTAAATCAATAGCGATCAACATTGAAACTTACAAAAAGATCGAAGAGTTGGCTGCTAAAAGATTTGAGCTGCCAATATCAATGAGTAAGACAATTGAGTTCTTTATTAAAGATGCTCACAAAGATTGGAGTAAGAGTGGAAACAAACAATCTAAATAAAAGATTGAACTCCATAAGAAAAATAAAAGAATTGGAGTATGGATCATTCGATTGCAATATGAAATCAATTGCTAAAGTCTGGTCCGTACTTCTTTCTGAAATATTAAAAACAGAAATTATGGCTCATCAAGTTTGCTTAATGTACACAGCAGCGAAATTAGTAAGAGCCTCACATAAATTTAAAGAAGATAGTTACATTGATGCACAAAGTTATTTGGAACAAGCAAGACAGTTACATGAAAAAAATGAAACTAAAGAATTTACAAACAAATTTAAAAACTATTATGAACTATAAAGAATTTAAAATTAATTTGGAATTATCTCATAAAGATACAACGTCTGATTATAAAGTAATGAAACAATATACAAAATATTTAAAAAAATATGACCAAAATTTTAGATAATATTATTTTATTTCCTGGCAAGGAAAACAAACAGTTAATTGAAATTGAACAAGAATTAACAATTGTTCAAAAAAAAATGAAAGCATTAATGAACTTAAATGATTTTGATCTTCATCCAATAGATAACAAAGATGTAGAAAAACTTGCAGAATATGCCGATATAATGTTCTTTGATAGCTTTACTGCACGCAGACTAATTTCAAATCTTGCAGCAAGAATTATTGAGCAGCAGCATATTTTAGATGAAATTAATGAGGCTGCCGATGCCTAGAAGAAGATACAGGACCATCATTGGTGAGGCTAGATTTAAAGATAATTCAACAGGTATCTGTCAAAATATAATCGGTACATCTTGGTACATAAAAAATTTCAATAACATCCCAGGCTACTTTTTAAGAATAGGTAATACTTTTAAAGAGTTTCCAGCTGCTTGTTTTGAAAGCACAACAAATAAACCAAACAACCAGGAGAACAAAGATGCGTAAAAAGATGATGGAAAGTATTGAAGATCCATTTAATAAAATGATCGGTGCTAATTTAAGATACTGCAGAGTTTTAAGAAAATTAAGTATGACTGCTGTATCTGAAGTAATTGGTGTCGCTTATCAGCAAATCTATAAATATGAAAATGGTATTAATGCTCTAACTATATTTAGATTAAAACAATTTGCTGATTTTTTTAAAGAAGAAATTAAAAATTTAATCAATCCAGATTACATCGCAATAATGAGTAAGTTGGTTGAAGCTAATTTTTTTAACACTTCAGATAAAGATTTAAAATTAGGCTCTGTTAATCTTGCAACGATGGCGGATCTTTCAAAAAATGTATCTGTTAAAGATTATCACAACACAACGCTACATCTTAAATATGAAGGAGCTGCTAATGGCAATAATTAGAGTTGATGATATTGAGATTGAATTTCAAAAACAACATCCTGAAGTAAGTGCCAAATGGTGTGTTTATATTAAAGTAAGAAAAGGCGAACACGAAAAATTATTAGCGATGATTATGACTGATAATATGCCTTTTACTAGCTTTACTAATAACCAAGGTAACATTGTAACTAAAACAGCAGCAAGCTCTGTAACAAGGATATGTCAGTAATTGTGAAAACAACAACAGGCAATTGTGATTTTATCCTGGAGCAAGAATATCCAGATGAAGCTGCAGCACAGGTTGAAGAAGGTAAAAAAATAACTAATGCAACGTTTTTAAACCTAAAAGTTTTTAACGTTAAATATAAAATTAAACAGGCAATAGATGTTGGAACTAATACAAAACCTTCTTTGGATTGAAATGTTTTTTATAGTGGCGATGCTATTACTGTATTTGCTATGGAAAAATAATGATTGAATACGACAGCAAAATATTAAGATTAAAAAAACAATACCAAGGATTGTCTAGGTTAATGACATCTATAAGTGATCTATACATTTATGGAATATATCCGCAGAATTATCCTAATTTATCTGTAGTTTTGGACCAAACTAAAGATCACGTTAAACAAATACTAAAGGAAACTAAAGCTGAGATAGCTCAATTAGAGGAGCCTCACAGTAAATATGATTTAGTTCCTGGAGATACTGTTGAGATTATTGAAGATTATGAGTGAAATGATTGAAATAAAATTAGAGGATTTTCAAAGGCTAGCTGAAGAGAATGAGAATTTACAGAAGATGATTGTAGATAAGAACCAAATAATTGCCTCCTTAGAGGATAGGTTAAATGAAATTAATGAAAAATTTAAGAAAGACTAAAAAAGACATAACAGGTTACTATGGTGATGGTAGAGGAAATTTCTACACCTTGTATAAAGATGGTACAAGAGTTCTTGCCAAATCCAATAAAAATAAAGCAAAATAAAAATAAATTTGACTCCAGAGTGCTTGCTGGTTTATTTTAATAATACAATTAAAAAGCAATTTAATTTTTTAACGAATAACTTTAGTTAGTGCTTAAATAGAAAGTAGGAACATTAGGTTACGTTATGAACAAAATAAAAACAATTAGTCTAGCAGGCAATCAACAATCTTTTTACTCTGAAGCTAAATCTTTTATTGGTGGAAATTTAGAAGAAATAAAATTAAATAATAAATATTCTTTTATTGTGGATGCTGAAGGTAAATTAAAAAAATTACCAAAAAATAATAAAGCTACAAGACTTTACAACTACTGTTATAAAACTAACGATTACCTTTGCGGTAACGTTTTATTAATAAAATATAAAAAAAAGTTTGATTAAGAGGCTCAGATTTTAACGATCCAAGCCTCCGATGAGTTAGTGTATGTACTAACTTTTAAATATTGTGTCGTGATTTAAAGCTCTTTGTTTTGCTTTTACTCTTTCCTGACGTTCTTTAGGAGTACCAACTAAGGAATGATTACCATAAATACCGCTAGTTGTTTGGAAACGACTATGACCAAGAACTGATTTAACGTAGTTAGCATCTAAAGTTTTTTCAGAATTCATAGAGTTAATAAGCATTGTTGCTAATCTATGTCTAAAAGTTTTCAGAGGTGCGCCTTTAAATAAAGACTCAACAACCTTAATATGACCATCATATCTTCTTTCAATTGTAGCCAACCCCATATCAGCGTAAGTAGTCCAGATTAATTCCGATACTTTTTTAAGAGATAAAGTTCCGTATGTACTTTTTCTTAAACTTGGAAATAACCAAAGAGAATGTTGATAATGTTCATTAATATAATCTAACCAATATTTAAGGAACTTGCTTGAATGTTCATCAAGTTCAATAGCTCTTTTGCTAGCTTGGTTCTTTGTACGATTTAACCATGCTCCGTTACGATCTCTAACGCCTTCAACATTTAGATAACCATTTTCTAAATCTACATGAGATCTTTTAAGACCAAGTAATTCAGATCTTCTTAATCCAAAAAACAATGACATAGTAAAGATTGCAAACTTCATAGCGCATTCTGCATCTTTATTTTTTTCATTATTAAGTTTATCCAGGATTGCCTTTACTTGATTGTCATTTATTACAGTTGGTTTTTTTGTAAAAAATTTATCATCATCGGCTGGAACGATTGCATAAAATTCATGTATCTTAAAATTTAAAACTTCAAGACATGGTTTTTTGCCTTCAACATTCATTCGTCTTAAAAATGTTCTAATATCTCTGACTTGCCTTCTTAAAGTTTTGTATGGCTGTCCAGCTTTATGAGCAGCTAATAAAAACTTTTCTAAAACTAAAATATTAAATTCAGATAAAAGAACATCAGGCATATACTTGTTGATCCTCTGATTATAATGACCAATGTAAGTTTGCACTCCGCCTGTTGTCAAACGATTATTAGGATCTTGTGCATCCAATAATCTTTTACTAGAATAGGCAAGCCATTCTTCTTTAAATTTAAACTCTGAAAGATTTTTAGTTTGTGCTGCATCTTTAGCTAATAGCTTTTCAAGATAATCATTAGCTTCAGATTTTAACTTAAATCCTGGAGCCATTTGCTTGCGATCTTGCTTACGTTGTATGGTCCAAAGATTTCTTTTATTTATTAAGTAGTAGTTCATATTAATTTAATAATGCACTCAGATAAGTTGGCAAGTGACTTAATGATACAAAGCCTGCACTCTACAAAAATATAACTTATGAGTTGCTAAACAAAATAAGTTAATAAATTCTGGTACAAATTTGGTACAAAAAGTTTTAAAAAAAATATTCAAAAATCAAAATGATTTGATTTCATTATACTTTCTGACAAACTATCTGATTAATTATTTCCTTTGTTAAGTTAACAAAGATGCGACTGATTTAATTTTAACAACTACAAAGCTAGAACGAACTAAAATTATGAGTCCTGCGCTCTAACCAACTGAGCTACCCCGCCATTGACTTTTAGACGACAAAAATCGTCTGGTACAAGTTTGGTACAAAGTGGTGTAACTCTTTTGTATTGCAAAAAAAAAATAAACTGCACCTTATACAAATTATTTACCATAATATTATAAAATCTTATAGAGAATTTGTACCACTACTTACAAGTTATTTTTGTACCAGAAATTATATTGTCTTATATGAGGTTTTTAAAAAAGTTTGATTTATAGACTCAAAATCGAGTCTGTTTTTAGGTAGGAGCCAAGTATAGTAACGACTTTAAATCGTTAATCCTGGAGTCTTTATGGAAGGAATTTTAGGTAGATATAGCTTATTTAAAGCCACCTAATAAGGATTGGTAGGATTTTTTAGATATTGTTGATTTAGCTTTGCTTCTGCTTGTGCCTGCTTTTTTTCTACGATTAATATTATAGTACAAACCTTTGCGAGCCATCTTACCAGATTTAGTTTTGTGATAACCTTTTTTCATTTTGTAATCTTTGTTGTTTTTGAAATTGTTTAAACTCCTGAACTTTTTTTTCTAAAGCAGGAATTGCTTTTATCTTTTCTTGCCTGATTTTTTCTTGTTCTTGCTTTTCTTTGATAGCGGCTTCTTGCCGTAAGCGTTCATTCCGTACATGATCTTCTTTTATTTTGTTGCGGTAATCTTCCATGCAATCTTTAATTGGAGGATGACCTGGATTTATTTTAATACAAAAATGCTTATATTCTGCACTAACAACAAAGGTATCGTTGCTATCCAATTGCGTTCCACAAAAAGAACATTTGAACGTAAGCACTCGCTTACGCTTTGCAGCGTTATTTGACATTGATGTATTGATTGTTTAATTAGCGCCACATTTTGCACGACCAATACCTAGCTTTAAACTTTGGTCCTGGAGTGCTGCAGCGATGCCTTGCTAAAAAAGATTTCTTACGACCTGGAATATTTTTTTTAATACTCATGTTCGGATCGCCAAAATTTACTTTGACAACACGAGATCCTTTTTTAACAAAGACTTTAAATTTTTTAACATCGCCTCGCATCACTTTGTTAAGTGATACAGATTTACTTTGATACTTTGCCATAATTACATTTGCAGTTTTTTAATAAACAGCCGAATGCTGTTTTGTAGATGCACCTATCGTTTGAATTTGTCGATGACATTAATTCCAAATGATCCTGAGAATACTATTAGAACAGACCACCAAAATTCTGCTGGAGCCTGCTTTAAAATATCGAAACCTTTAATAACATAAGCCTGTGTTTGTGGCAGGAATGCCATACCAATAATGATTGTAATAAAGATTGTTAGATATTCATCTTTTAAACTTTTTTCTGAAGCCTCTACTTGTGCAACGGAAACAACTTTAGCAGCTTCAATCTCTGCAATTCGTTCTAACTTTTTAACTTCTAAATGATGATTAATTGCATTTACTGTTTTATCTACAACTAAACTCGTTAATGGATTTTTAATTAATGCAGTTATAAATCCTAACATATTATTCGCAGCTCCTCATAATGTTTGATAATTCTTGGCAACGTGAAGGCGTTTGTTCGTGCCATTTACTTAGCAGCATTTCTTCTGCTGCTTTTTCATAATCTTGTTTTTGTAACGCAGTTAAAAAGAATTTGAATTTTGAAACTCTTGGAAATCCTAATTGGAAACACATCTCAACAACAATGCCAAAAGCATCATCATCAATATCAAAATCTCCTACTAATTTATTTGCTCCTTGAATTGCTATTGCAAAATCTTTTTCAAAAACTTCTTCAAGTTCTTTTTTAGAATATTGAACGCCAGGTATAAATCCATCCTCAACAACAAGATGACCATAGCCAATTGTATTGTAGCCAAGGCTATCAGTATAGATTGTATCTCTATAACCTTCGTGTTTTTTAATCCGATCTTTTATTGTCTGTAAGTTCATTTGCAAAAATAGATCCTCTTTTGTTACCTAATTTGTAAGTTCGCTTTTTTAGATTTATATAAAATTGTTTAACGTTTAATTTTTTTTGAATGTCATTAATTGGTCTTTTGTAATGCCTGCTTTCACGATCAGATTTGGCATCATATAGATCAACTTTGCCTGTTTTTGTATTAACAGTAACAATGTCTATTGGACCAACGCCATTAACATTTGTGAATACTAAATGGTCATCATCTACTAATTCAAGAATTGCAATCATGTGAGCTGCAATTCCTTTGTTGTAATGTTTCAATTATTTTTTAAATGGTAAGATGTTCCACGCAGCAATTAGAGTAACAACTATTCCGATAATCCATACCAGAACTTTAACTCCACCTTTGCCATACGCCATCTCTTCCTTGATAATTTGAATGTCGTTTGAATTTCCTTGAACTATTTTATGAAGTTCGCAAATCTTTTGATCGATTGAAACGAGAGAAACTGTATCTAATTTTTTATTTCTTTTTGCCATTGTAAATAGTTTTAAAATGCTCAACGAAATCATTAATTAGATTTTCATATCTCCACCCAAGCCAAGCACCGATTATAAAAACTATAAGTATAGTTAGTGTTGTCATATTATTTTTTTGTTAGTTGTTAAGAAAAGACTTATGGTCTTTTTGAGTTAGTAAAGTAATCCTATGCCGTGTACTTGCGTTTCTTTAACTCCAGCACTTTGGTTTGCAAAAGATATTTTATATTTACAAGATGTACCTGAAGTAACTGTTACGTTATTAGCAACTGCAATATTAATTCCTGTAGAGAATGTTCCTCTTGGAGTTAATGTAACTGTTGCATAATTAGTTCCGTTATTAGCTGACACTTGTGCAACTAAATCTGTATTTAATGTAGCTGTTCCATAATTATTTTTATAAAGAACAACAATCCCCATTTTAGATACTGTAGCTGGAGCTGTCTTAGATACTGAAGTAAAGTTACCTGTGGCACTAGCTACTAAACTATATGTATATCCTTGAAACTCTGCTTCGGAAAATCCACCATTCCAGTTTGCATTATTGTACGCAGTTACTGGTGCAATTCTTACATATTTTAACGCAGTACCACCTGCTTGGTCTGTATGTTGTCCCCAAGCATTAGAATTACCCCAAGTTATATTAGAATTTGCTGTACTTGAACCTGAAGCATTTTCAGAACCATTTACATTCCAATAGTTAAAATTAGTTCCATCTAAACTATAAGTCCATTTACAAGTAGCTATTCTTCCATTTGTATTCCAAGAATGTAATCTAATGTTGCGTAAAAAAATTGTATTATTAAATAAAAATTCAGTATATTGGTCTGGAGATAAAGTACTTTGTGAAGCTCCAAGATTATCCATAGCCATATATGTTCCTGAAGTTCCTGCTGTTGGATTTAATGCTCCGTCAAATAATTGAGATTGACCACCAATGTTTCCACCAGCACCAACAACTGTAACAGTCAAATCATTATTATAAAAATTTATTAAAGATGCACCTATATTTTCAGTTATAGTACCAACATACTCACTAGCATTTCTATTAGTAGACGTATGAACATCAATTCCTGAACTATCTTCAAATTGCTCTATAAAAGAATTGGATAAAGAGTATGCCGCTTTATTAGCATCAGTTGCTTGTTGTAAAGCAAGAACCATTAAGTCTTGTTGTATCTTACTGTCATCAAAAGTCGTTGCGTGTTGAGATACACTTGATTGACTTATTCTAGCATCAGCAAAAGTTCCTGTAGTAATCTTAGCTGTGTCTAAAGATGGAATTTCGGCGGCATCTAAAGTAATTTTAGAATTATCTATAATGCCACCTGCTCCTATTAGACTGGATATATCTCGTGCTTTAGTCATTTATTATTAATTGTTAGTTGTTGTTTTAGTTAATTATCTTGCAGTTGCAGCTACATCATTAGTTCCTACTAATGGTTGCTCTGCGAAAGCCATGTAGATGTATGTTCCACCTGAAGCATTTGTTATAGTATCAGAACCTCTTTGTTTAAAACCATTTGATAGAATATCAATAGACCCATTAACACTTGTATCTTCTACCGCACTTTGATTTGGATAAATTCTTTTATTTGCAAGGTTAAAAGAATCTCTGACTGAATCTTTTATTACCCAATGGTCAGCACTATCACTTCTTTTCATAATAACAAATGCTGGTTTAAATCCTGTATATACAAATGTTCCATCAGTAGAACCATTACCAACATAAGAACCAAATTTGCTAAATCCTTTTACTTCAGCAAAGCAGTAGGCAATAAAATCATCTGTTGAACCACCTGTT